TTCCCTGTTGTGAGTGTGGCCAGCATCGCGGCCAGTGGCTGCCTGGGGGCAGCATCCCGACTTATCGACCGCTGCAGGTACTCCCCGTGGAACTTGCCCACTAGCTGCTTTGTTGCATTCATGCGTATACCCATCATCTTGCTTACAGATAGGTAGTACAGGGCTTCCCTGTAACTCTCTACCCACAAGCTCTCATCGTCGCCTGACTCGCTCACGTCTAATTGCATAGTCCGCACCCCCAGTGCCTCCACCTGCTCCACAACGATTTGCCTATCACACTCGTGGTCTGCCGTGTTGTCCTGAGTTGTGCCCCTGTGGCCTGAAAACAACCCCACGAACAGCCTCACCAAGGTGGACCCTATCCGCGCGCATACCCTGCGCATGGTCCCCGCAATCCACCAGCAAGCTGCTGCCTTGTCCTTAAATGCCCTGCCCGACAACTTAGCAAAGGCGCGCGCCCGGGCGGTCCACATGTACTGCAGCTCCCACAGCTCATGCTGCCAGTTTTGATCATCCAAGTCCGCGCTGACGAGAAAACCACGCCTGGCCTTGTATGCGCCAACCAACCACTCAGCGATCACGTCCGGCTTTTGGGCTGCATTCATCCCCCCCACATTGCCTGAGCCCTCAAACCCCCGGAGGGCATAGCTGCTCACGAAGGTGCATAGGTCTCCTATGGAGAACAGGGCTCTAAATTTATTGGCCGGCTCCTGCTTCGTGTTGCCGCGTGCAAAGTTGACGGCCAGCGCAACCCAGCCCATCGCCAGCCACCCCGACTTGAAGCACGAAATGACCGCCTTCTTGCTTGGGCGGTCCGGCTTTGCGTTGTGCTCTGATGTACGCCCCAACTCTCTTGCCAACTTTGTGGCGCTTGCCGACCCTGAGGTTGCCACCAGCGAGCGCACCTCATACTCCTCTTGCAGGGTGCGCACGTCACCCCTGCGGGCCACCTGGTTTACCTGCCGCTCGGCCATCCCGTCAAACATGCGCATGTACTTCCCTCTAAAGAGCCCCTGCAGACTCGTCTTAATCACCGGTCTCGTAGTGCGCTTCCGCACCTCCTCACCCCAGTCAGCCGAGCCCTTGTCTCTAGCGCAGGCAGCTGGAACCTTGCGCAGCTGCAACCAGCTATCGTCTCTCAACCTGCCCACCATAGCACTCCTCCTTATCAGTCCTCCGCATTCTTTGTACCATTTCAACCAAGCTCTAACGGGCAATTTGTGCAAACCATATCGCTCGAGCTCCTCCCTAACTTGAGGACTCAAGCTACCTGCCCACAGCAAAAAGCTGCACTTGATCTGTGGGGCACTGTTGCACTGTGGGACCCACCTGTTTGGGCAGCTCTCCCCTAGAGCGGCCTTCGCCATGTTTAAGGTGCAGTTCACTGGGACCCCTCCGAGCTGCACGTTTTCAGCAGGCTCAGGAAGATCCCCCCAGCTGCTGGGCTCCAAGTTGACACTGTCCAGGCATCGCTGAAAGGTCTCCACCCGCGCTGCCCCCGGGTGGAGTGCCAACTCGTCCCAAGGCTGATCCTCCCGAGCCCCACGTAGGATCAGATTGTGAAGCCACAACGGCTCATCAGTGCTAATCCTTGCAAAGCAGCCACACTTCTTGGGTATGACAATGTCCGGCCCTCCCGTCGACCTGCTCAGATCCACCGCAGCTGGCGCGTCCTCGCCACACCAGCACATGCCGTCCCCGCAGCCCCGAGGAGCTGCTTTTATGCGAGCCTGCACCCAGCAACATGGGGTCACGGAGCCCGTCATCCCCACATAGCGGGTGGCCATAGTCACCGCCCCTGTTTCATCATCCAGCACGGCCCTCAGAATGTTTGCGTAGCGCACCAAATCCATCCGCCCGTGCCTCAGCAAGAACCGTTCCCGCCACTCACCCTGCATGGGTTCTTCGGCGTGAGTGAGATTCGTTAAGTCCATCTCCACGGTTGCGGCCCGCTTGCAGGCCTCCATGTTATAAACCGGGCTATCGAAGTGCATCGTCGTCGTGCCCGACTCCGCTAGCTCTTGTAGGTCTCCCGGATGCACCGACCACTGCTGTATCCCATCCGCTATGGTTGCGAACCCAGACCCGCAGTCAACCCAGTCTATGAAGTCGCTCCTAGTAACTGCTGACCGAGCCAGGCTGTAACATGTGGCCGCATGGGCGGCCAGTAAATGTGCACTTGACACGCCTCCGACGCCAGCCCATGCCAACATAGCCTTCGCGTACTCTAGGGCCCCTCCATCGATCGTTGCCTGCGTGGTCCCAGGGGGTGAGTCCGTAGGGGGGCTGACGTCGTCGGGGGCCTGCTCAGCATGCTCCCCATCGTCGCCCAACCCATCCCCTTCTTCCTCGCGCCCCTCCGCACCAGTGCCCACATCTAACCCGCGCCAGCGCCTATCCTCGTTTGCCACCCAGGCTTGGACCTGTGAGCTGGGATTGTGGATGTGTA